TATAATACAGCATTAGCAATTACTGCTGTAGATCAGTCTGGTGGTACTATTACATGTAATGTTGGTATTCCTTATCAATATGAAGGAATTACAGCAAATGCTGGAGGTCCTTTCACGGCAGATACGGTTGATTATGATCCACAATGTGGAATTATGACTGTAACTACATCTGCTGCTCATGGATTTACTGCTGCTATTACTAAGAACACAACAAATGCTGTATATAATCCAAATGTTGGAATATTAACCGTTACTACTAATACAAATCATGGATTTAGTAATGGTGATTATGTTAAGATTGCTGAGAACTCTTTAGTATTCAAATGTGCTAAGGATGGATTTATTAGTGAGCATAGTTATCCAAGAAAGGGTGATCCATTATTCAATAAGTGGACACAAGTTTCAAATGTAACTGCTAAGAAATTTGAGGTTCAATGTTTACTTTCCGTACCTTCAACAAACACATCATCTCATAGTTATGAGAGATCTGAAGCTGGAAATATTATGGGAGCAAATAATACAGTTGAGATTGTTGCTGGTTCTCTAACACTTACATGTAATAAGGATCGTTATGCTACAAATCATTCTTATCCAAGAACAACTGATCCTGTTTATAATAGACCTGTGGGTGTTGAAGGTATTGAGAGTACTACTAAATTTAGTATTAATGTTGGCAGATCTCCATATGGAACTGGTGGATCTTTAGAATTTACCGTTGTTGCTGGTGGAACTGGGTATGTTAATCCAGAAATTATTTGCCCTGAACCAAATTATGAAAATATACCAGTTAAGGGTATTTCTAGACTTGGTATTGGAAAAACGACAGAAACTGGAGTCAATCTTCTACTTAACCTTGCAGTAGGTGCTGCTCAAACTTCTGTTGGTATATCTTCTACATTATTTGAAATATCAAAATTTGATATTGCTAGACCAGGTCATTCATTTAAAGTTGGTGATAGATTTACTCCAATTGGAATGGTTACTTCTGCCGAAGTTGAGGAACCATTAAAAGACTTTGAATTAGAAGTTGTTGAAATATTCAATGATTTCTTCTCAGCATGGCAATTTGGAGAAATAGATTTCATTGATGATATTAAATCAATGCAAAATGGAGTTAGAAGAAGATTCCCATTATTCTTTAATGGGCAGTTGTTGAGTTTTGAAAAGGACGAATCGGATCCACTATCTTCAGATATCAACTTAAATGCTGTTCTTTTAATATTTGTAAATGGTGTACTACAAACACCAGGAACTGCTTATCAGTTTGAAGGTGGAACTACATTTACATTTACTGAAGCACCAGATGGTGGTGATAAGGTTGATATATTCTTCTATCTTGGACAAAGAGGTATTGATGTTGAAATTATTGATATTCAAGAAACTATCAAACCAGGTGATGATGTAAGAATATATCGCCATCCATCATTACCAGATTCAATTACACAAGATAGAGAAAGAGTTGTAAAAGAAATTCTAACATCTGACTTGATTGAAACTGATGTATATTCTGGTAGAGGTATTAATGAAGATGATGATAAACCACTTAGTTGGACTAAGCAAAAGGTTGATAAAGTTATTCAAGGATCTTTAGTATCTAAGGCAAGAGAGTCTATTGAACCTTGTGTATATCCAACTTCTAAGATTATTTCAGATGTTAATGAAACTTCTGGTATTGGTCTTGGATTACAAGATGGAATATTTGTAGATGATGCTGAAATATTCTTCTATGAGGAAGGACCACTTCGCCTCCCTAGTTCTGAAAGGTATGGTATTACAGTTGATGCTGTTGATGCATTAATGATGCCAGCTAGTGGTGTAGAACGCCCAGCCGCAGCAGAAGTTGTTGTTAGTGCTGCTACATCACAGGTTAGTTCAATAACTATCACTGATGGTGGATCAGGTTATACAGTTGCTCCTACTATTAAGTTATCAGCTCCACCAATGATTGGTGTTGGAATAGGAACTACTGCTACAGCAACAACAACAATTGTAAATGGTTCTGTTACATCAGCAACTGTTACTAATGTTGGATTGTATACAGGAAGAGTACCAAATGTTATTATTGAAAGTCCTACCTATGAGACAGAAAGAATTGAGTTATTTAAGTTTGCTCAAGGATTTACTGGAATAATTACAGGTATTGGAACTGCTGTTGGTACGAATAATAACCCACTTGCTATTAAATTCTTCTTTAAGACTATTGATGGAAATCAGGCAGGTGATTTGAGAATTGGTTATCCAATTTCTATTAAGGATACTAAGATTGGTGACGGTGTTACTTCTATTGATAGTCACGAGACTTCAGTAGTTGGTATCGGTACAACATTCTTGGATAATATATACAAAGTTCATAGTATTACTACTGCGGATAAAACAGGTGAGATTACTTGTAATATACTAAGTACAACTAATCATGTTGGATTAGCTTCCACTGGACAGTATAATCAAACAAATATTGGAATAACAACTTCTCTAGGAACAATTTCATGGGGAAGATTGTATGGACCAGATACAGTTAGATCAACAAATCCAATCTCGATTGGTGTTACTGGATTAACTATTGACTCTGGATTATCTACTTTCCCAGTTATTCAAAGGAGAAATTATTCTCTAGGATCCCTTAAAGGATTAAGGAATACAGGTGCTATTAGATTACAAGTATAATTATGTCTATAAATAAAGAAAAAATGTGTAATTAAGACAAGATAATGCCAGCAATTGTCACCGACCAATTTAGGATATTAAATGCTAGTAATTTCGTAGATTCTATTGATAATAATAATTACTACGTTTTTATTGGTTTACCTAATCCAACAAAACTTACAGAAAGTACTGTTGTAGGGTATGGTAGGTCTTCTAATTGGAATACTAATCCACCACAACCACTTGATAGTTTTTCAAATAATTCCCATATAGGGGATACAATGATGTTTGGTAAGAAGATAACTTCTGCCAATATTCGTCGTGTTATAAAGAGAGTTGATTGGAAAGCGGGTACTAGATATGAGATCTATAGGGATGATTATAGTAGTTCTAATCCAAGTCCATTAAAAAGTGCTAATAGATTATATGATTCCGAGTATTATGTAATGAACTCGGATTACAAAGTTTATGTTTGTATTGATAATGGTTCTAGTGGAGATAATGAAAAAGGTAATGTTTCACAAGATGAACCAACATTTACCGATTTAGAACCATCAAAAGCAGGTGGATCTGGTGATGGTTATCTGTGGAAATATCTTTATAGTGTTTCTCCAGGTGATATTATAAAATTTGATTCTACAGAATACATTACTGTTCCAAATAATTGGTCAACAAGTACAGATCCTCAAATTAGATCTGTTCGTGAGAATGGTGATTCTGAGGTTAATGATAACCAAATTAAGCATGTTTATATTAAAAATGGTGGAGCTTCATATCAAACATTATCAGGTCAAGAAGTTGATATTGTTGGTGATGGATATGGTGGTAAAGCTAGAGTTGATGTTAATCAAGGTGTAATATCAGATGTAACAGTTAGTGCTGGTGGACAAGGATATACCTACGGATTGGTAGATTTAGGACCAGTTAATAGTACTGCTTCTGGATCTCTAGCAGAATTGATTCCAATAATTCCACCAAGTAAGGGTCATGGTTATGACATTTACACCGAATTGGGAACTGATAAGGTTCTTATCTATGCTAGATTTGATGATTCAACTAAAGATTTCCCAACAGATACTAAATTTGCTCAAGTTGGTATTATAAAAAATCCAACAGTTGGTGGAACTGGTGGTACAGTTGCTGCTGGATTTACTGGTAGTCAATTCTCATCATTGGATGCTATGATTTTTAATGATGAACCAAATAGTAATGATGTTACCAAAAAAGTTGATGGTACTCCTGAAGTTGGTGAAGTTATAGAGCAGAAAATTGATGCTTCTGGAAACATAGCAAGAGCATATGTTGCTTCCTTTGATAAAGAAACTAAAGTTTTGAAATTCTTTAGAGATAGATCTCTAAATTATAAAGGTTCTCAGAACCATACAGATTATGTTGGTATTTCAACTCAAGGTAAGTTTTGGGACTTTAAATCCGATGGTCCCGTAGTTGAGGGTAAATCTTCTGGATTTAAAGGTTATATCAATAATGGTTATACTGGAATAACCACAAATCCATCTGGAACTAAGCAAATTAACTTAGGTTCTGCTTTTACAAGTGGGTTATCTAAATCTGAGATAAATAAAGGCTCAGGGGAAACTGTTTATGTAGACAATAGACCTCTGATTGCTCGAAATACTCGACAAAAAGAAGACGTTAAAATCATCCTGGAATTCTAAAGTAAAA